CTCCCCATCCCCTTTTTATGGCGGTTTGGTTTTAAGTAGTGGTGCGAGCGTTTTTTCCTAGAATGAGTAATTCAGGGTTATTTTTAATTTCGAATTCGGCGGTTGAGTCGTCGAAGGTGCCGAGGTCATATAAATCGAAATCATCAGGATGGTTGTAGAGCTGATTGTTAGGATCATTGCGGTTGATCTCGTCAGAGAATGAGCGCAGTGCGACGCCTATGGCTGGGACGAACATTGGGCGTCCGAAGGTCTCTGCTGCTCTGTCTTTTACTGCTACTATTACTTGTTTCATTAGTTATTTCCTATCAGGTAAGTTGTTGATACTTAAGGCTAATTTTTTAATTCTGCGTATAATCATTATTCTGTGAAGCCTTATTCTATAAGGGTTTCAGAGGTGTTTATACAATTTTTGAAGCTTCGCTTTTTGAACTTTTTCTTTCACAAGAAGTCGTTCTCTAGTTTTATCTTCAGGGTTTAGTTTCGCACGTTTTTGTCGCTTGTCAAGTATTTCATCCCACTCGTATTTATTCGTCATTGTTTGGATTATTTTGTCGTAATATTTTGGAGGTGGGGCTAACTTGCCTCGTATTTCTACGAAGTCGTGCGGATAAACGTCTGAATGATATTTTTCGAGCCAGCCTTTACCGATTCCGGGGCGGCGGCTCATTTGAGCGTATTCGGGCTCAAGTTGGTGGATTTCACCGGTATCTAATTCGGTGTAGGAATAGTGCCAGTCGGCATCATCACCTGTAATTTTTTTCATAACGTAGCGGGCTACATAAGAGGCTGATTCAAAGGTTACGTCTCCGATAGATGAGTAACCAAATGGCCAGAGAGATTCCAGTTCTTCGGATCGATAGATAAGACTATTACTGGGAGTTCTTTTCCATAGTTCCTTATCAGGAAAATCGTATCCGAAAAGTATTGCGTGGAAGTGAGGACGTCCAAAAGTTGTTCCGTATTCTCCAGCCATATAGTACCGGACGTTTGCGGGCTTTCCAGTGTGGTATTCGAGGCGACGTCTAAGTCGTTTAAAGAATTTTTGAAAGTCGGCGTGCTGGAGCGTGCCGATGCCCGGGGTTGATCCCGGAAGATGGTTATCGTCATAGGTCAGGGTGATGAATGAGTTTTGTTGGTGAAGGGTGGTCTCGTGCATGATGCGGGTAGCCCACTGGCGTGCTCTATCCAGTCGGCATCCGACACATTGACCACAAGGAAGGCGCAGCTTAGATACATAAGGGAATCTCTCGAATTTGCTGAATACGATCGTTCCATCAGGGGCTTTTGCTGCGTCTATTGGGTGGTAACAGGGCATAAGTCAGGTTCCCTGTTAGTTAGAGGCGGTATCCGCCTCGCATTGGGTTGCCTCTCAAGTTCGGCGATTTGGTTTTTTGGGTATTTCTGCGAAATTGGCGGGCAGATTTGCCCTTGTTGATTAACTGGCGTTTTAAGTTCATTTTTAAAATCCTTTTAATAAATGATTAGGGGCGTTTTTGGTTGTTTGTGTGTTAGTGGGAACAGTTACATCAAGTGGAGTAACTGTTCCCCCCTGTTTAGACAGGGTCAGCAGTGGCTGCACTAACAGTAGTTTCTGAGGGTTTACCCTCAGTTTTTGGGACTAATCCGAGCTTTTCAGCTTCGGCTCGGTTGTCCGGTTTATTAAGGAAATCGATCAGGTTGGCTGGATCGTTTTCAAAGCGGGTGCGAATATCAGCCGGTAGACGCATAAAATCGTCGTCTGCGGCGATAATTGCGTTCATGGCAGTGTGATAGTCCACCGCATCTGTGAAGTCCCCGTAGCGGGCTTCTGATTGGTTTATGGGCATTTTGCCCGTAATGCCGAATCTGCGAACAATCGTATTGATGTCGCATTCTTCAGCATGGTGCTGCTGAGCCCGGGTTGGCTCCTGACAAGTCAGCCCGGACTCATTTGACGCAGCGTTGTGATCGTAGTTGTATTGGGTACGGATAAATACCGGTGCTGCCGGTAAATCCTTAGTATTTTTGCTCATGTTATCGCTTCCTTTGGTTGGGGTTAATGTTTCCGAAACTCGCTCCTCTTCTGGCGGAGTTAAGACCGATTCCGAAGTCTCTGAATCCTTCAGCGACTTTTTCGGCGGTCTTTGAGTTCGGGAAATTGGAGTAATGTCTGCCAGTCGATTGACTCTCCGGCAGTTCTGCCTCACGTTGTGCAGCGTGTGAGGCGTTTAGGCGTGCGGATGACAAATTAGCCTTAATGGCTGAGTCAATTTGGTCTCCGTACTTTTCGTGCCCGGGTAAGCGGGCGATCTCGCTAATGGTTTCAGCTCGAGTCTTTGCAGCTTGGTCTTTAGCTAGCAAGGATTGAGCGTATTGGTTTTCGCCTGTCTGCTCAATGGTGTTATTTTGAGTAACCAGATTTCTGTATTCGGCTACGGCAAGTGCGCCTTCTTTGGCTGAGTTGCCAACTTTGCCCAGTACGTTTTCCATAGGTGCGGCTAGAGAGCCAGCTCCAGCTGCGCCTGATGGTGTACCAGCTCCGCCTTGTGTATAGGCGAGCATAGGATTTAAGCCGGCAGATTTTAAATCTGCAACGGCAGTCTGGTATTGGGTTTGTCTCATGCGTTCTTGGAAGTCCATTTGCTTTTGCGCTTGTTCAGCTTGGAACGCTCGATTTCTTTCGGCTTGTGCGGAATTAGCGTTATTAGCAGCATTCCCCCCGAAGAGAGAGGAAGCTGCGCCGATTCCGGCTGAGATTATTTCGCCCCACATGATTAAAAGTGGTCGATTAAGCCGGGTACGCTATACATTGGCATTGGGCGTGCCATGCGTACTTCGAAGAATGAATCGAATATGAATTGTTGTCCATTAGCAGACGAGCCAACGGCAAGGGCTCGTTCTACTGGTGGATTTTCTTCAATGAATGATGCATTCAGAGTGGGTAAGGATGTGAAGTTTTGGGCTAAATGCCATCCGTCTAAAGTTCCGAGTGCAGTTGATTTCATCAATCCGGAAATTTGTGATGGCTTGTAACGATATTCAGCCCAACGTTCTTGGTATCCAAAAACGCCGTTGTCGATTGTTGGATCGCCAGTAACGTAGATTTCTTTGTTTAGAACTGCTTGCTCGCCTAAATTGGCGAAAGCGGGGAAGTAGAAATCGTAACGAGTTGAACGGCTCCACATACGTGGTAAGCCTTGTTGGTAAGTAAGATCGGCTCGTACTGAAACGAGACCGATAATTACGCCATGCTCAGTGAACGATTGACTAAAGCCATTATTAAGAGCCAAGGCAGTACCGATAGCAGCAAGTGTACCCATAGGGGTAGTCGTGCCAGTAACAGTAGAACTGTTTGTCTGAGCGATCGGGTTGATATTGATTGGGGTTGAACCACCGCCCAGGTACTCAGGGCGTTGTAAGCGTGCGTCAGGGGATATAACACCGAAATGACTACGAATAATTTCAGTGTATCTAGTACCGCCACGAGCGTCACGCTCGAGTAGCTTTTGAATTTGGAAAGCTTGGCGAAGTTGATTGATTGTTGCTGCAGTTGCATCAGAAAGGTCAGCATATAGTCCAGTCAGGTTGTCAAGGTTAAGGTTCGTTGTGGTCATACGCATGTCGCCGCCGGCACTTACGTTTCCTGTGCCGTCGAGCTGCCAGTAAGCGGGACCGTTACCTGTTTGAGCTTTAAGAGTACTTGGTCCATAGCCAGCGGAATTGCTCCATTGAGCTGGTGCGCTTTGGCTGATGGTTGCAGTAGGTGTACCCATTACTGGGGCTTGACTTCCTAATGGCAGCGAAACGCTTTCGCCTTTCTGAGGCCAAGGAAGTGCACTCGTGAAGTAGTCGTGCCGTTTGCCACGTTTTTTTAGTTTGTAGTCAGCTGAATCGTCGGGTCCATCTCCAGTGTCAAAGGGGACTGGGTCTTGGAGGTTTTGATCTCGGAACCATTCGTTCCAGATCAGGTTGTAAGCACGAGTCCAAAGAGCTGCGTGCGTTACTGTCGCAGTTGCTCCGAGTTGTCCTTTAGTAGGTAAGCCCATGTAGTCTTGGAGACTGTTTACGTCGTAGCCTCCGGCTGGGCTTGTTTGTGTTGGAACTACGTATGAGGTCGAGTCGCCGGGTTTGGCTTGCTCGCCCATGAATTTTTGCCAGTTGTCCCATAGGAGACGATTTGGCACGAAGAAGAAGAAGCTATCGAGATGGAGGTTATCCATCGTTGGATAGAGAGGGGTCGCCATACGGGCGAATGCGGTCATCTTCAGATTGAAGGTGTCTCCGGGTAAGACTTCGTCGACGTATACGGGTACTAAGTAACCGGAGTCGAAGGCAGTTTTATGAGCTTTTTCAGCTTTGAATGAAGAGCGAGGGATATCTGCTCGAGGTACCATCGCGAATTGATGGGTGGATACTGATTTATTTCTGTGCATATTTAGCTTTCCGGAGGTTGTTCCGCCTAAAAGAGGGGAGGGGAGGGGGTCTCCCCATCCCCTTTTTATGGCGGTTTGGTTTTAAGTAGTGGTGCGAGCGTTTTTTCCTAGAATGAGTAATTCAGGGTTATTTTTAATTTCGAATTCGGCGGTTGAGTCGTCGAAGGTGCCGAGGTC